GTTCTTGATACTCGCCAATTCTGGCGGTAAAGTTGCAAGCTCTGATATCAGCTGATCTAATGCACTTGGATTCTGTGCATAGTACGCATACTGAGTTGCTTTTTCGATTATGGAATAAGGATCCACTGCATGTATACCTTGATTGTTAGCCATATTAGTTAATGCAGAAATATTGGCTTCAATGTTAGTTAATGCCTGACCTGCGGCCGCTAATGGGCCAACTGCCGCCATCAAATATATAGGGTTTGATGGATCTGATTTTTGTGGCATGCTGACATAAAATTCTGCACTCACTCCTGGAACAACATAATCGACAATAAATGTTCCTGGCAATATGCCTGGGCCTACTAACAACATACCTGGACGAGGATCAGCTTGTAACGATGGCACAGTTGGAGTACATGTCAGTGTACCATATCCGCCGGCCATAAATGTAATAGGACCATCGTTGTTAGGGAATTGACTAGAAATAGTAATTGATGTGGTACTATTAATTGTAGCAATTTTTGTAAGCCCACCGAAGTATCCAGTATTTGGAGCAGGTGCCACTGCTAGATTAGTTAACACCATTCCAGGCAACATTTTTGCTACAGCTGATGGATCTAATCCTGATACTACCGAACCTGTAACAGTTCCAGTTACACTGGCTAGCTGACTTATAGGTTGCACCGGTGCAAAGATGCCTGCAAAAATATAAGTACATTCGCTTAAATTTTCTAGCGAATTAGCAATACGTTCCAAATATGGATGATAAGCAAATGCTACACCCGCACTAGGAACTGTAACTGGTACGGTTGAAATTAAACCCGTTAACGATGCAAGGGGTAATGTAGGGATTAAGGGTCTTATGTATGCCATGATTAAGCAGTAGCCAACTTGATACCTGTAGTCTGTTGAATATAAGTATCTGCGGCATCCTTCATTGTAGGTGCTAGTACCATTACGGTACCTTTAAAGATATCAATATCTAAATCAGGGTCAGTTGTAAACAAAAAGGGAACTAAGGCTACACCTTTTTGACTTGCGGTTAGTACCAACGGTTTACTAACTTTAATGGACGTTGGAGTTTCTTCAACTAATTTAGCGACAATTTCTTCGCCCGCAGTTGTTTTAATTGTTACTACTTCACCTGGAGTGATACCTTTATTGATTAACATGTTTTTCCTCTTCGAAATGTTTTTTGAGTTCTGTAAACCCGCCTATTAATTTATCGTCTAAAAATATTTGCGGAACGGTTCTGGCATTAGGTACTGCTTCTAATAATTGTTCTTTTGTCCAATCTTTATTAACGTTACGTTCTTCAAATTCGATTCCTTTCATTTTGAGCAAGTTTTTTGCTTGATCACAAAATGGGCAGGCATTTTTACTCCATACAATAGCTTTCATATATGTTCCTTTATTATAGTGCAGGTAATGAATCGTAGTCAATAGTGTCGCTCATAACACCAATGACATAGTTAGTTGATTCGTTTTCCTGTAGTGCTGTTTGTTTTTTACTTGTATCACTGTGCTTGTTAAACCAAGGGATTGGGGTAGACTTTGGAGCAGGTTGTTGATACTTGATGCCAATATCCTTAAGGGCACCTACTGCTGTGTAGTCTACAAATTCTTTAAGGATGTTAGCGTTGAGTCCGATAACTGGTCCTTTTTGGAATAGATAATCGGCCCATTGTTTTTCTTCTCGAATTACATCCATGTATAGTTGATATACTTCTTGCTCGTACTCTGCTTTAACTGCGGCAAAGCGAGGATCTTCTTTGACCACTTGATTAATCAAGAAAGCCGTCCAACCTTTATGTAGTAACTCGTCTTGTAGGATCAAACTGATAATGTTACCATTACCAATAAAGATTTTATTCTCTACCATGGCCAAACTAGTAGCAAAACTAACCATAAAGCGGAAAGCTTCTAATGCATAGCTAGCGTGTAATGCTAGATAGATTGCTTTAATGTGAGTTGTTTCGTTGACTTTTTCGCCAGCTTCTTTACGACAGTTAATTTGATGTAATGCTTCGTAATAGTTTCCTACACTGCTAGCCATATCAATAATAGCCTGTGTATCATGGATAGTGTTAAACACTTCTTTAGGCACGTTATAGATATTACGAATGATATGGCTGTAACTACGACTATGGATGTTTGTTTCGAAGAATGTCCAGTTGTAAACTAGTGCTTCTAATTCTGGTAAACTAATTACAGGAGCAAACACTTGGCTTGGGCCACGTCCTTGTAAACTGTCTAAGGCTGTTTGTCTTAATAGATTACTGGTAAAGATATGTTTAACAGCATCGCTAGCGTCTTTAAAGTCATTTGCATCTTTGCTTAGACTAATTTCTTCTGGAACCCAAAAGAAGCCACGTGCAGTTTTTTCAAAGTCTGCAATCTTGTTGTATTTGACTTCTTCGAAACGTTGTATGGTAACAGGCCCAGCTGGGTCTAGAAACATCTTACGTGATAGATAGTCTGTCTTTGTGTTTAAATTATACTGAGCTTGACTCATTGTTGTCTCTTTTTGTAATCTTCTATTGCGGCTTTGATAGCGTCCTCGGCTAAGATACTACAATGTATCTTTACTGGCGGTAGAGCAAGTTCTTCAGCGATGTCGCTATTTTTGATAGCTTGCGCTTCATCCAGTGTTCTTCCTTTGACCCATTCTGTAACGAGTGAACTAGAAGCGATTGCGGAACCGCATCCATATGTCTTGAAACGAGCATCTCTAATAATACCATCTTCGACCTTTATTTGTAATTTCATCACATCACCGCATGCAGGGGCGCCTACCATGCCAGTGCCAACACCTTGCTCGTCTTTGGCAAAACTACCTACGTTACGAGGATTCTCATAATGATCGATAACTTTGTCTGAGTAACTCATTTCCAAGTCCTCACAGCAATCCAGTGTTGAATACGTTGTATGCGCCAAGCTAGCCATGCAGGTACTTGACAAATTCTTTTTCCACTAGGTGTGTATAAAACATTATTACTGTCTACACCCATTAGTCCAATAGCTATCATAATTTACATGCCTCACAATCATCTTCAAGTTCTTCGTAATGGTAACCATTTACTTGAACTCCATTTACCTGTGTCATTTCTGGTGTAGGTTCTTCTACCATTTTACTGCCAGCTTTGTTAATCAAACTATAGTAGAATGTTTTTAATCCCCACATATGAGCTTGCATTAAATTCTTAGCAATAAGCGTAGTTGGAACTTTACGGTCTGCCCAGTGTGCTGGATTGTAAAAAGTGTTTGTACTTATGCTTTGATCAACGTAGGCGGCAAGAACTGAAGCAGTTTTTAAATAACCATCGCAGTCTTTTTGCTCCCACATCAATTGATATTTGTTTTTAAGTTTATGATATTCAGGTACCACTTGAACAAATGATCCAGCCTTTGATTCTTTAACACTAATCAAACTCATAGGCATTTCGATTCCATTAGTGCTGTTTATAACAACACTACTGCTTTCAACTGGTGCAATAGCCATTAAAGTAGCGTTGCGAACTCCATACTGTTTCATATTAGCACGTAGTGGTTCCCAGTCAAGTTCTGGAGTAAAGTCGGCAAGCTCATTTACACCGTTAGCACGGCGTTCCCAAGGAAATTCACCTTGTCCGTAACGGGTGTGTTGGCTATCAACACATGCGCCACGTTCTTTGGCTAACTCTACTGTTGCTTCTGTTAAATAAAACGCTTGATGTTCCATCCACGATTTTACATCTTGTAAGGCATCTTTTTCGCCATACTTGAGTCCACGCTTTGCATGCCAATAGGCTAGATTAGTTACACCAATGCCTAGTGGTTGGATTTCATCATTGCTTAACTTAGATTGAATAGATAAAAAGTCCTGGTAATCCAAAATATTACAAAGGCTACGTTGAAGAATACGACAAGCACGACGCATGTCTTCAGGATTTCTAAAAGCACCCCAATTAATACTACCAAGAGTACACAGAGCAATTCGACCATCCGCGTCATCAAGACGTTTAAAAGGTTTTGTAGGTAATAGTATTTCACAGCAAAGATTACTTTGGTAAATTGTATGATACTCGGGATCAAATGGTCCTTGGTTCATAACATTGTCAATAAACACAAGATAGATACGACCTGTATCTGTACGTTCTTTTAAGATGCCGCCTTTGAATACATCTTCGGCATTCATAGTTTTCTTACGCAAGTCTTTACGCTTTTCATACTTGACATACAGTTCTTCAAACAATGCAGTATTTTTGTAAAATGCTTCGTACAAGTCTGGAACTTCATTAGGATCGAAGAATGTAATATTTTCCTTGTTCTTAAAGCGGCGCCAAAAGAATGCAGATAGTACTACACCATAGTCCATGTGTCGTACACGAGTTTCTTCAGTGCCTTGATTATTTTTAAGAACGATAAGGTCATCAAACTGATGATGCCAAATAGGATAAAACACAGTGGCACTAGCGTTGCGAATGCCGCCTTGTGAACAACTTCTTAAATCTCCAAACCACTTCTTCAAGAATGGAATCATGCCAGTGTGCATAATCTCGCCGCCTCTAATAGGCGAACCTAGTGGGCGTAGACGTCCAATCTCCAAGCCAATGCCAGCACGTTTGCTAGCATACTTGGCCATCATTTCACCTGAAGCGAAAATGCTATCAAGATCATCATCGCTACGGATGAGTACACAGGAACTGAACTGTTTAGTGGGAGTGCCAAGACCAGCAAGAACTGGAGTAGCGAGAGTAAACAAACCATCACTGGCGGCATTGTAATACTCTTTAATATAACGCATCCTAGCTGTGTTAGGTTCTTCTTTATGGAACACAGTAGCCGCGGCCACAATGTATCTAATTTGAGGAGTTTCATAAGTTTCCTTTGTCGCACGGTTGCGTACCAAATACTTTTCAATTAACTGCTCAATAGCCGCATAACCATATTGTTCATCTTTACTATGATCCAACATGTCATTCATCTTATTCCAATCGTCTTCAGTATACCACTCGAGTAATTCGGGTGTATATAAACCTACTTCGACATTTTTCTTTACGATGGAATATAAAT